TTACCTATTAATATTACAGCTGACTTAAATCAGTTTAAAACTGTTACTACACAACTTGAAATACTAGTAAACAAAATTATAAACTATAAAATAGAAATACGATGAGCAGAATTTTAGTACTTGCTAACTCAGGGTTTGGAAAAACCTTTAGCATTGGTGCAGTACCTGAATTAAACCATATTGGCTTAAATCCAAAAGAAACATTTATAATAAGTGTTACTACAAAACCTTTATCTTTCCCTAAGTCAAATGCAGATTATAAAATAACTACTATTGATAAAATTACAGTAGGGAATAGAATTGTTACTAATAACCCTGAAACTGTGGCAAAAATCTTAACTCTTTTAGCCACAAGTCCATTTAAAAATATTGTATTAGATGATTTTAATTATTTAATGCAGGATTATTACATGGCACATGCTTTAGAAGGAGGCTGGAACACGCCCAAGAATCCTGCATAAAGTAATTTATGTGAAAATAATCGGGTAAAAACGGTGAAGGGATTTGTATATGTTTTTATTTTTAGTATATTTGCAAATGTAAATTATATTGAGAATATGAATATAGAAAATTTTGTACCTAATAAAAAAGAACATAACAGTTCTTATTTTAAAAAAATAAATTCAGAGAAAAAAGCCTATATTTTAGGCTATTTAGTAGCAGATGGTTGTATTGAAGAATCTATTAGAAAAAATAGACCAAGTAAATTAATTAGAATGAAATTTGGATGTATAACTGAGGATGATGAAATATTACAATTAATTCAAAAAGAGATAGCTCCTACCAATAAATTAAGATATTACCAACCTTCAGGAAATAGAAAACAAACTTCTATTCTACAAATATGTGATAAAGAACTTATTAATGATTTAAGAACTTTATATAACATACAACCTAGAAAGACTTATTTATCTAATTTTGAATTTCCAAATATACCAGAATGCTACCAAAGAGATTTTATACGAGGATATATAGATGGAGATGGGTCTTTTGGTAAACATCATTTTAGTATGATTTGTAATTCTAATATATTTGCTACTCAAATTAAAGATATATTTTTAAAAAATATCCCTGAATTAAAGTGGCATATCTACAAGGAAAATAGAAAATATACAGATTATTGGAGTTTACATTTTAATATGAATCTAAAGACCTGTGTTTTAATTTATGAATTTTTGTATGAGAATGCTGAAGTATTTTTAAAAAGGAAAAAATTAATTCTTAATACCGTGTTAAATACAGTAGATAAAAGAACTGTACAGCGTAACGCATAGTAAGTGAACCTATTAATTTAGAATATAATCTTACCACGAGTATCCGACCCCTCATTAGAGGGTGAAAATGTATGCTGAACTATATCAACAATACAAGAAGATATAGAATATAAGGATAAAAAGCCTTATAGATAACAAAATTGACCCCCAAGAAGATTGGAGTATTTATGGCTGAAATATTTAAAGCTATTGATTTATTTGATGGCTACACTAAACATGTATTTGTTTTAGCTCATCCTGAAGTTGTGGCACAACCTGATGGAAGAGTCTATTATAAAATGAAAACCACAGGAAATATGACAGATACCTTTATTACACCTGAAGGAAAATTTGATATTACTTTAGTAGGTAAATCAAAGTATGATAATACTAAAAAAGAAGTTATCAAAGAATTTATTACAAATGAAGATGAATATACTTCTTCACCAAAATCCCCTTATGGAATGTTTAAAGAGCTTTATATACCAAATGACTTAGGACTGGTACTCCAAAAAATAGAGGAGTACTATAATACAAATAATAACTAAATAAAAACACAAAAAATGAGTAAAACAATCAAACAATCCGAATTTACTGCATTAGTAAATAAAGGATTTAAAAAAGAGCAATTGGCAGAATATTTTGATGTACCAAAAAGCCATATTGCAGGTATTCTTAAACATTGGAATCTAAGAATTAAATCAACCAGAACAGTAGGTTATATCTTGGAAGATAATGTAGAAGAATGTGTACAGGAAACTCCTACTACAAATGCTATTATGGGAGAACAACCAAGTTTGGAACCAGATTTTATACCAGATGGAATTTCTGGAGTTACTGAAGAGCAAGTACCTAATGATCCTTATGCAGAATTAAACTAAAAATACAATACAAACTACTAAATTAACTATTATGTATGAAATTATAAATCCTGAATCCATAGCTCAGGGAGATTTTGGGCACTTTGGTTTAAATCAAGGAAAATTATCAAAATTTGAATTATTTATAGACACTGAAAAAAACTATCAAGCTCTTGATGTATCTATTACTGTAGGAACATCAGAAATTAAAAGCAGGTATTTTGAGTCTACTAAATTTTTCAACAAAGGAGAAGAAATTCCTGTGGGTACTCCTGAATATCTTACAGCTAAAGCTGCTTCTGAAAAAACTACTTCAAGTCTATTATGCCATTTTGCAAAAGCTTTTATTTCACAGGAACAACTAGAAGCATTATTTGCTTCTGGTAAAATTGTAGATTTCAAGTCTTTTGTAGAAACTATTGAAACAGCTATTAAAGCTGTTCCTAATTGGAATGCAAAAGAATTGGATATTTTTCTTCAATATCAAAGTAAACCAAATGAAAATGGAAAAACTTATTTAGAATTACCAAAAAATCTGAAACATGGTTTATTTGTAATAGCTAAACAAGCAGGTGACTGGAAAGAAGATAAAACAACTACACATCTAAGATATACTAATGAAAAAGGAGAAATTCATCCTTTCAGCAGAGGAAGTTGGTTTATGAAGAGTTCCTTAGCTAATCCTGTAACTATTGCTACTGAAAAGGAAGAAACCCCTATTCCAGCAGCAGATGTACAGTGGGAAACAGTATAATTTTTTTTTGTATCTTTACTTATAAAAATCAAAATATATGTATGGCTATCAACCTACAATAAATCAAGAGTTTATATTGGAAAGGTACTCACAAGAAGTTATTTTTAAGACTTTATTGAATGCTGAAATAGTAACAGGAAAGAGTAATTTATATTTTGCTCCATACAGAATAGATAAAAAGGCAGGATGCTATTTTCAATATTATAACAATATATTATTCTTTATAGATTTTGCAAATACACCTACACACTTCACATGTTTTCAATTGTGGAGTATCATGTATGATATAGATTTATCTTTAGTACCTGAGGCTATTTTTTATTCAATAAAAGCCCAAAAAATTACTAAAACACAAACACAAAAAAAACTAAATAACAATCGGGTCAGTCTTCCCAAAAAAGACACAAAAATAACTATTATAGATAAACCATTTAATTTGGAAGATAAGAAGTACTGGCAACAATATGGAATAACTTCCAAACAATTAATAGAAGATAAAGTACTTTCTGTTTTAGCTTTTAAGATAGAAAGTACTAAAATCTTTTGTCAAAGACCTTATAAAATATGTTATGCTTATACTAATTTTGAAAATAATAAAAAGAAAATTTACCAACCTTATGCAAATAAATCTGACAAGTGGTTTACCAATTGTGGAAAAAATGATATAGGTAAAGTAAATAATATTAACATACCAGACCAACAAAGTATTTTAATTATTACAAAATCATATAAGGATTGCAGAGTTTTAAGTAACTTTGGGTTTACTTCTATATGGTTTCAAAATGAAGGTATGTTCCCAGATGATGAAATATTATATCCTATTCTTAAACAATTTGATAGTAGTATAATATTTTTTGACAATGATGCAAGGGGTATATCTGCAAGTGCAGCACTAAAACAAAAGATTCAGAAATTAGAATTAAAAACAGATTCTATAATGTTACCTGAATCTTTGTTAAATCAATCAATCAAAGATATTTCAGATCTTTATGCTGCAAAAGGGCAATCTGAAGTACAACAATTTTTAAATAAAATAAAAAAATGAAACAAATAACTGTATATTCAAAAGTAGGAAATCCTGTAACCACATTTGATACTGATGCTGAAACTTTAGGTGATTTAATGCCTGGATTTTGGGACACTGTTGGTGTTATAGATACAGACAACTTAAAAATTATTGAAGGAACAAACAAAACTACTGTAAAGGATGATTTTGTTTTACCTGAACAAGTAAAATTATTTATTACCCAAAATAAAACTGATAATGGTAGTGCAGAAGAAGAACTAGCTGCCTTAAAACTTAAATTAGTAAAGCTTCGTAAAGCTAAGAAATCTACCAAACTTATTGTTGAACAAATTGAAAGTCTGGAAGAACAACTTATGAATGCTGAAAATGCAGTAGAAGAGGCAGAAGATGATATTAATCAATCTTTACCTGATTCAGCCCCTGTTATTACTAATGTAAGTACAGAAGGCTGCATTCCTAGTGATGTGGCTAAATTCTTATTAGAAAAATAATATGGAAGAGACAGTTGAAAAACTAGTTCTCGATAATATTGATATATTGAAATCCCTTCAGGAACAGAAAAAATTAAGTATTAAAGGCACTGGATTATCTGATGAGCAATTTGAAGATTTTTTAGTTATAATTAATTCTTTTATTATTTTCTTTCCTGATTGGGAATTTCAGTATTACTTATCTGAAGAAATATATAATATATCTTACCTTATTTTTTATAATTCTTCCTTACCCATAACCAATACAAAAGGTACAGTTTATAATATAACAGATGTTTTTACAAGATTTGAATTAGTTATAAATACATTTGGTTTTATATCATTTTTATCTCCACAACTTTTTAGATCTACTATAACTTTTAAAGAATACCAAAATGATTGTTATATACATTCTCATAGTCCATGTAGGGCTGATTATTGGGAATTTAGAAAGTTTTGTACAGGAACTTCTCATTTTGAACTAGAATATTTAACATTTGCTGCTAGAAAAGAAGCACAAAGTGGATATAATAATTTATTTTTAGAATGGATAAACAGTCTTACTACAGAACATACACTTGGTTCTTATATGCCGTTTGAACGTTTGTATGACAAAGTTATAAATGCCACAGCATACAGCATAAATAGGAGTCAATTAGAAGAAACTTATAATCTAATAATATTACCTGCACTAAAAAGAGGAGCATTAAAATTCAAATTTACTTTAGTTGAAGATAAATGGGTTAGTTTACCTGAATATAATGAAGAAATATTATTAAACTTCTTTTTAACTTTACCAGAAGAAATACAAAAAATCTTTTGTGCAAGAACAGATGGTGATAGATTATATAATATAATAGTAGATAATAGGTATTTATTATATGATGAAGCAGTAAGATTCAATCAAGAAGAATCGGCTGCATTTGTCTTTAAGCAGAAAACATTTGTGTGTAAGATAACAAATATTCCAGAAAAAAATACATGTCTTGATAAAATAAATATTAAAAAATGTATTCCTCTTGCTAATTATGTATTTGTAAGGGATAAAGTACATGAATTATTAATAAACTCATTAATTTATAATAAATGAAAAATCAAAAAGAAATAAAAATTATTGTTCCCCCTAAAGTAGAGGAACAAATTCAATATGTATGCAGACATTTTCCTAATCAAGAATGGTCTGGTGTAGTTTTCTACACTACAACTGGTTCTATAAAAAATGTAGATACCTTTAAAATAACTCTAAAAGATTTGTTTCCTATGAATATAGGAGAAGCAGCTTATACAGAATCAGATTTTGATGGAAAAATTATTGACTTCCAAATCAAAAATGGATATGAATTACTTCCTTATGCTATTATACACAGTCATAATCACATGGGAGCTTTCTTTAGTGGTACAGATATGAATGAACTAAGAGAAAATGCTCATTGCCATAATTTATATGTTTCTATTGTTGTAAACAATATTGGACAAATAGTAGCTAAGGCAGCTCAACAACTTTATATTAAACCTTATTCATTATTTTATAAAGATGAAACAGGTAAAGCTATCACTGTAAATACTGAAGTATCTACAAAGACACTAATAGCTTTTTATGATGGGGAAATTATTCGTAAAACTATTCTATCTACAGCTTTTCAAGGTCTTAGTGAAATATGTGCTAATTTAAAACCTTCTTTAGCATTATCAAAAAAGGGCTTAAAACAAAAATTTCCAGGTGGTTCAACAAATTGCCATTATCCTATTAGTAGAATGGATCAAGAAATAGATACACCTGCTTATAATTGGACTCGAAATGAATGCGACTAGTAGATTTTCAGGTGCTGTTTGGTTTGATGCAGCAAAAAAAACAGATTGTCTTATAGGTGGAATAGGAAGTATAGGAAGTTGGCTAGCTTTAGCTTTAGCTCGTACAGTAGCAAGTATTACTTTAGTAGATATGGATACTGTTGATTTGGAAAATTTAGGAGGTCAATTTTTTCAACAAAAAAATGTAGGTGAACAAAAAACAGCTTCTTTAAGAGATAATTTGAATGACTTTGCTTTTAATATGGCTTTAATTAGAACTAAAGCAGCAAGAATACAAGAAGTAGCACCTTCTATTTATCCTGCTATAGTATTTTCTTGTTTTGATAATATGGAAGCAAGAAAAGTTCTATTTGAGAATTGGATACTACGTACACAGTGTGTAGAAAATAATTATCCTATTTTTATAGATTGTAGATTAGGATTTGATTATTATCAGATTTTTTGTGTTACAAAAGACAGGATAGAAGATTACAGAAAGACATTATTTAATGATGGAGAAATTCCTGAAACACCTTGTACTTTAAAGTGTACTACTAATGTAGCTATGATGGCAGCAGCCAATATGACAGGTTTCTTGCAGAATCACTTATCTAATGTTGTTACTGAGACTCCTATGAGTATGGTGCCATTTTTTAAAGGATATAATTTAACTTATAATTTAGATACAGATACCTATGACCCAACCTAGCGTATTAGAGCAACTAAAGACTTTTTCTAATGAGGCTGTACAAAGTATAAGAAATGAACTTTCATATAAAATAGAAAAGAGTACTATTCCTTACAATGTGTGGAAATTAGAACCAGGAGATTTAGTTCCTATTTTTGCTTATTTTATACCAATTGGTATTAAAACTGATTGTATTTATGTTTCTGTTCCTATAACATATTATACTACTGGAAGTACGTCAATTTCTATTGTGTCTAATTTTACTGATATAGAATTTTTAGTGACTTATTATCTAAATACAGTAGAAGCTCGGAAATATATATGGGGAAACTTTATTTTTAGCAAAGAACCGCATGATTATTATGATTCTATGTATACTAAAGGTAAAACAAGTTTTGCATTAAAAAAAGTTTATGCAGGGTTATTTGTTACTTATGAAGCTTTTAGAACAAAAGGAATAACTGAATTAACAGCAAATGATTTAGTTTTTGCTTTAAATAAAAGTGAAGGAGAATTACCTGTTGAAAAAAAATTAAGAACTATTATTTTTAATATTGTCAAAGCTGAAAATATAGGACTTATTTACACCGAAGATATTAATCAATATGTATTACCTCATTCTAAATTAGTGACTTCTCTTTTTCCTGATAATATTGCTGATAGTTCTATAGAAGAATATAGAGCATACTTAAATAGTCTTTCAGACCATCTTTCAAGTTCTGATTTTATGGAATCAAGTTATATTCCATTAAAAGAACCTGTACAAGAAGAAACAGTATTAGAAGAAGAATTACCTTTTTTAGAAAATATATCAACTTCTGAAGAAAATTCTGTTGAAGAAAATACTAATTCTGCTACTTTTGAAACATTTGGTGAAACAATAGCAACTACAGCAAATGATCTTCTTTCTGATGTTGATGAAACTGAAATTGTACACTTACATAATGGGTTGTCAGCTGATACTTATAATCCTGAAGTAATTATAGCTGAACCTAGTAGAATTGCTATTGATACAGAAGTATCTGGTATAGTAACTACAGCATCTACTATTAATTCTAATGATGAAGAATTACTTCCTGTAAGAAGAAGAATGCATTTTAGTGAAATAACATTAGTAGATGATTTAGCAGATAATCCATTTTAATTATGTCAATAGGAACAAATAACAAAAGAAAAGGTAGTAATGCAGAAAGATACTATGCTAAAATCTTTAGAGATTTAGGGTTTGATAAATGCATTACTTCCAGACAAGGCTCAAGACTACATGATAATGCAGGAATTGACTTAATGTTTTTACCTTATAATATCCAAATAAAATGTGGAAAACAAAAGGGTATAAACTACTCCAAAGAATTACAATATATTAGAGATAGAATAAAGGAATTATTTCCTGAAGGCTCTCCTGAATTTGTAAAACCTAACATATTAATTCACAAAAAACCTAAAATTGAAGGTAAAAGAGATAGAGGAGAATTTGATGAATTAGTAATACTCAGTATGAATGATTTTATGACTTACTTTATAAAAAAATGAAACAACACATTAAAGATTATTATGCCAGTCCTGCATTGGACCAAACTAAATTAAAACTATTACTGGGAAATGATCCGAGAAAATTCTTAGAACCCCCTGTAATAGATACTCAATCTACAAAATTAGGCAGTCTTGTAGACTGTCTTGTAACAGATTCTGTAGAATTTGAAACAGATTATTATGTAACACAATTAGAAGTATTACCTACTGATGCTGTTAAAAGTATTATCTCTACTTATTATGATGTAATTAAAGAATTTCCTTTATTGGATAATGATACAACTTTATTAAAAGTTATTACAGATGCAAATTATTACAATAATTTAAAACCTGAAACAAAACTTGCAAAAGTGTTAGAAACAGGCAGTGAATATTTGAATGATTTAAAAGCATGTGGAGATAGGATTATAATTACTCAAGCAGATTTAACTTTAGCTCAAACTATGGTTAACAATTTACAAAGTACTTTTCCTGAGATTCTTATGAATACTAATCCTGATATTGAAGTAAAGTATCAAGTACCTATATATGAAACAATTAGAAGTATAGCCTGTAAAGGACTTTTTGATATTTTAATTATTAATCATAGTGAAAAGAAAGTTAAAATTATTGAGTTAAAAACTTTTTATGGACATCCGTTAGAATTTTCTTCAGCAGTACATTCACACAGATATGATATTCAATTGGCTTTTTATAAGGAATTATATGAGCTAAGTAGTGAATATTTATTAGATTATCAAATTGAATGCTATTGTTTAGTAAGTAGTTCAACTTACCCCGAAATTCCTGTGTTAATTCAGTTAACTGATGAATTATTGAAAATTGGAGCAGTAGGTAGAGATGCTTTTACTATTTCAGCATCCTACTGTCCAGAATTATACATAAAAATGAATGAAATAGAAGGTTTTAGGGACTTACTTGACAAATATAAATTTTATCAAGAGCATGGATTTGACAAAGACCAAAGAATTGTATTAGACAATTCAAGATTTAGTATGAATTGGTCTGGTATAGTCTAACTATACTAAAAAAATGCTACAAAAAGATGAAATATATAATAATAAAACCTTTAAGTATCTATATCCATGTTTAATTGAGTTAGGCAGATCTTTTACAAACAGATTGAACAAATTTGTTAAAGCAGGTGTTTTTATAGCAGATATGAACTATTATACCTTAAATAGTTGTTTATATATTGTTATTAGTACTAAACCTTATAAAGAAGAACTTACACTGACTCAATAC